TATCCGCATCGGACGCCGCCGGTGGCGGTGGCCCGGCTGCGGAAGAACATGCCGGATGATGCGTCGTGGCGGCGTGAGGGTCTCGGTGTCTACGACGACGTGGTTCTCGAGCCTGCGGTGATCCCTCGGGCGGCGTGGGAGGCGCTGGGTGTCCCGGAGGCGCCCACCGAGGGCATCGACTCCTATGGGGTGAAGTTCTCCCCGGATGGGGCAATGGTGGCGCTCTGCGCGGCCCGCAAGACCGAGGACGGTGTCATCCATCTCGAGCTGATCGAGCGGCGGTCGATGGGCGGCGGCACGGGTTGGCTCGTGGAGTGGCTCGCTGGTGGCGAGTCGCCGCGGTGGCGTAAGGCCGCACAGATCGTGGTGGACGGTAAGGCGCATGCCGGGAATCTGGTGAACGCTCTGCGTGAGGCTGGGGTGCCGGCACGGGTGATCCTGGCGCCGACGACGGATCAGGTGACGGCGGCGCATTCGATGCTTGTGGATGCCGTGAAGGCAAAAACGATCACGGTGCTGGCGCATCCGGGGCAGGCGACGTTGGTGGATTCGGTTGCGGCTTCGGCGCGGCGTGAGATTGGGAAGACGGGCGGCTGGGGTTTCCGGCCGATTGGTGATGGTGAGTGCACGTCCGCCGAGTCGGCGGTGATGGCCCATTGGGGAGCGAAGACGTCGAAGCGGCGTCCTGGACGTAAGCAGAGGGTGGTGGTTGGCTGATGTCTACTGCTCTCGTGCCGCCAGTGTCAGTTCCGACTGACGTGTATGTGGCTTCGATGGATGGCGCCGACCTGGACCTGCTGCGGACGCTTCTGGACCAGTGGGCTAACAAGGTGCGGCGTAACCAGCTGCGGATGACGTATTACGACGGGAAGAACCGGCTGCGGGATCTTGGGATCGCTATTCCGCCGCAGCTGAAGTCTGTCGAGACTGTTGTGGGGTGGCCGGCGAAGGCTGTTGATGCGCTGGCGCACCGGATCGTGTTCGACGGGTTTGTATTGCCTGGTGACCAGGAGGACCCGTACGGGCTGTCGGCGGCGTTCGCGGATAACCAGATGCGCATGGAGTTGCCGCAGGCGATCACATCTGCGTTGATTCACGCGGTTTCGTTCCTCTCGGTGACGCACGGTGACACTGAGGCGGGGCAGCCGGAGATTCTGGTGCAGGCACGGTCTGGGATGTACGGGACTGGTCTGTGGGATCGTTCGACTCGTTCGCTGCGGGCTGCGCTGTCTGTGTCGGATGTGGACGCGGAGGGTGTGCCGACCGAAATGGTGATGCACCTGCCTGATCGGGTGGGGCACATCGTGCGGTCTGCTGGGGGTCGTTGGTCTGCTGCGTGGCGGCGGAACCCGGTCGGGCGGGTGCTCGTGGAGCCTCTGGTTTACCGACCTGACCTTGACCGCCCGTTCGGGCGTTCGAGGATCTCGCGGCCGGTCATGTCGATCACCGATGAAGCTGTGCGTACCGTGCTGCGCACAGAGGTGTCGGCGGAGTTCTTCACCGCCCCGCAGCGGGCGCTGCTCGGCGCTGACGAGGATGCGTTCACCGATCGGGACGGGAACCCGATTCCGGAGTGGCTGGCGGTCATCGGCAAACTGTGGACGATCGGTCGTGATGAGAACGGGGAGCTGCCGGAGGTTCACGAGTTCCGGCAGATGTCGTTCCAGCCGCACAACGATCACCTGCGGATGATTGCGTCACGCTTCGCGGGCGAGGTGTCGTTGCCGTTGGGGGCGCTGGGGATCGTGCAGGACAACCCGGACTCCGCCGAGGCGATCTATGCGGCGAAGGAAGACCTGGTTATCGAGGCCGCCGACGCAGCCACGGCGTTTGGTACGCGTTTGGTCCGGACAGGGCAGAACATCGTCATGTTGCGCGACGGCTTGACCGAGCCTCCAGATGAGTTGCGGTGGTTGGAAGCGAACTGGCAGAACCCCGCGACTCCGTCTGTGGTGTCCGCCGCGGATGCGGTGGTGAAGCAGGTGGCCGCGGTGCCGTGGCTGGCCGAGTCTCCGCTGATCTTGAAGCGACTGGGCTATAACCAGGCCGAGGTCGTGCAGCTTCTGGCTGACAAGCGCCGCGCAGAGCAGGCTATCCAGATGCGTGAGCTCATTTCGGGGCGTCGGGTGGCCGAGTCGTCGCTGTCGTCGGTTTCGTCTGATGTGCCGGTGCCGACGACTGGTGGTGACCCTGGTATGGCTGCTGATGCGGGCCGCTGATCTGGCGTATCGGCGGGCCACGCTCGAGGTGGTCGTGTCGCAGGCCCAGGAGGATCTTGGGGGGCTGTGGCGGTCGCTGCTGTCTGATCCGGTGGAGCGGGCTGCGGCGGGGATGCGTGAGGCTGTGCCGGCTGTCGCTGAGGTGTACGGGGCTGCTGCGGCTGAGAACGCGGCGATCTGGTACGAGGACGTGCGGCCGGCAGGTGCTCCTCGGTTCGAGGCGCGTGTGTACCGTCCGGTGTCGTTGGCTGAGGCTGAGGGGTTGGCGACGTGGGCTGTGTCGCCGGCGTTCGCGGGTGACACAGCGGGGGCGTGGACGCGGCTCGCTGGGACGGTCCAGCGGCTCGTTGCCGACCATGACCGGGTGACGGTCGAGGAGAACGCCACGAAGGACCCTGCCGCGTGGGGTTGGCGTCGCCGCGCTTCGGCGGACGCCTGCGCGTACTGCGCGTACATGGCCGTGGTGCTGGACCAGCCCGACTATGAGACCGCCGCTCGGAAGTACCACGACAACTGCCGCTGTGTCCCTGTGATGGCGTTTCACGGCCAGCAGGTGCCGGAGCAGCCGAACGAGCGTGAGTGGCTGGCCGTGTTCGACAAGGCCCGTGACGTGATTGACGCGGAGCGGAAGAAGCTCCCGGGCTGGAACACGCTCAAGCGTCACGAGCGGTCGAAGAAGTACCCCGAGTACCAGTTGACGACAAAGAACATTCTGGCTCGCGCGAGGCGCTTGGAGCCGGACCTGTTCCGCGACGGCGTCCGCGACGTCACTTAGAGACGTACTGCCGCACGGCAGGCGAACCCTTGTCCATTCCCCGCAGGTGCCCGCACGGGCTGCTGTGGCGATCCCGCACGGGAGAGGTAACCGATGAGCGACAACCCGGCTGTCGAGCCGACCGATCCGACCGGAGCTGCCCCCGAGGCCGCACCCATCCAGCCGGAGGCGCCTGCACAGGAGCCTGCGATCGACTGGAAGGCCGAGGCCCGCAAGTGGGAGCAGCGCGCCAAGGAGAACAGCGCCGCTGCCAAGCGGCTCGCTGAACTCGAGGAAGCCGCGAAGACCGAGGAGCAGAAGCGCGCCGAGGAACTCGAGGCCCTGCGGGCCAAGGTCACCGAGTACGAGACCCGTGAGCAGATCAACGCGTGGAAGGCCGACGTCTCCAAGGAGACGGGGGTCCCCGCCAACGTGCTCGCTGGTTCGACGCTCGAGGAGATCAAGGCGCACGCCGAGCAACTCAGACCGCTCATCGCTGCCCAGGCCCCTGTCAAACCTGCGCCGCTGATCGTCCCTGCGGAGGGGAAGACGCCGCCCGCGTTGAACTCTTCCGCGCTCGAGGACGCGCTGCGTAAGGCGGTCGGGGCCAACTAGACATTCACCCTTCCCTGCAAAGGAGAGCCGTTATGGCCCCCATCACTCGCGCTGACTTCGAGGGCTTCCTTGACCCCGCCGAGTCGGCCCCCATCTTCAACGAGGCCCGTCGCGGGTCTGTGTTCCAGCAGCTCATCCGTCAGGTGCCGCTTGGCATCAACGGCCAGAAGATTCCGGTTCGTGTTGGTCAGACGACCGCGAACTGGGTCGGTGAGGGGCAGCGGAAGCCGCAGACTGAGCTCGGGCTGGACCTGCTTCACATCGAGCCGAAGAAGCTCGCCGCGATCGTCGTTACCTCGGCTGAGGTTGTTCGGGCGAACCCCGGCGACATCGTCGGTGAGATTCGCTCGGACCTGGCCGGCGCGTTCGCTACCGCGTTCGACCTCGCTGTCGCCTATAACGTGGGCGGCGACGGGACGGGGACGGGCCCGTTCGACAACTACCTGGCTGAGACGACTAAGTCGGTCACGCTCGGCACTGCCTCCGCCGCGCAGGGTGGCATCCACACCGATCTCGTGGACGGTATGCGCCTCCTCGTCAACGACGGCAAGAAGCTCCGCGGGTTCGCGCTCGATGACAGCGTCGAGCCGGACTTCTGGGGTGCTGTCGACGGCAACGGGCACCCGCTGTACGTCAACCTGCCTACCGATGACGTCTCCCAGACGATCGCTCGTCCTGGGCGTCTGCTGGGGCGGCCGTCGTTCATGGGCGAGGGCGTCGGGCATGGGGATGTCGTCGGGTTCGGTGGTGACTTCTCCAAGGCTGCCTGGGGTGTCGTCGGTGGCATCAACTACCGGGTGTCGACCGAGGCTGCGGTCACCCTCAACGGGTCGCTGGTGTCTCTGTTCGAGAACAACCTCGTGGCGATCCTGGCCGAGGCCGAGTACGGGTTCGTCGTCGCCGACACCGAGGCGTTCGTGAAGTACGAGCGTGCCGACGTCGGTTCTTGATCGGAAGGGGGGAACGGTGAGCCGCATCATTCATCAAATCTGGATCGGCTCGCCGTTCCCCTCCCACCTGGCCCGCCTGGCCCAAACCTGGCGGGACCATCACCCCGGCTGGGATTACCGGCTGTGGGACCAGGCCGCGATCGATACCCTGGACATGCCATACCGGCGTTTCTATGACGACGCTGAGAACATCGTGCCCGACGATGCGGTGCACCAGTTCCGG